CACCAAACTTCCCAAGACCGTCGCCTATCGCATGGGTAAGAACCTGAACCAAATAAACAGCCAACTGAAAGGCTTGGAAGACAAGCGCGTCAACACCTTGAACGCGATGGTGCAGGCCGGCACGGCCAAGATGAATGCGGAGAAAACCCGCTATGACTTTGACCCACCCGAGGGCGAGAAGGACTTCAACGCCACCATGGAAACATACAAGCAGGCGGAGGTCGACATGACGTTCGCGCGCTTTACCTTGGATGAAATGGGCGACGACAAGATCGAACCGCTGATTCTGGCTTCGCTGGACAAGCTGGGTATCATTAGTGAATTGTCGGTCGTCGAGGGCGGGAAAACAGCAGAAAAGTCTTGACGCAAACGCTGGTTTGTGCATAATCAAAACGCCGACGTATTCGGCTATTTATCAACTACTCGCGAGGTAATTATCATGGCAAAGAGCAAAACGAAAACGAAAGAAAAAAAGTCGCCTGTCATCAGGCCTGGCACCGGTAGCGGTTCACGCCCCACAGGCGGTAGCACCAAGACCCCGATGACGCATCCGACCGATGATCACAAATTGGGTCGGGCTCCTCCTGGCGCGCTGAAGTAACCATCGCTGGGCCTTCGGGCCCGGCTTCCGCAATCCTTGGAGTAACGAACATGAAAAAGCCAGCAAAAGCCCCCGTATCACCCACCACCCAGCGCGCCCGCCAGAAGATGGAAGGCAACAAGCCAGCCAAGAAAGACAAGGCGAAGAAAAAGAGCCACCCACCCGCACTGTAGGGCCAACAAGCCTGACATCTGCGGCTGGAGCCACACCAGCGTATTCGCCATGTTCCCCCGCTTGGTGTAGATGTCAGCCTTGTTGGTGTAGTTCTTGGTAGGTTAATTCGGGGTGATGCCCGACCTAAAACAGCCGACGAACAATCACGGCAGACCAAAGCGGAAGGTACATCGAACGGTAGGTTAAGACCCCTACCGCGCCGCTCAGAAATCAGCCAACAAGCGGGGGAATGCGCAAGAAAGTTCCGCTCAAAGCTACCATTGCGCTGACACCCGGCAAAGAGTCCGGGGAAGAATAAACGAAGCCCGCACTTATGGCATACCGCGGCCAGGGGGCGGGGCCATAGAATGCCGCCCCAGCATACCACCGCCTATCCAGCCCAGGCCGCAGCGGTATGCCGAAGCTCTGATTAGCGGACGCGCCAGGGTTGGGCACCAACGACTCACAGAGGTAACCATGGTTTATGTGGACGATATGAAAGCCGAGTACCATTCCAAGCGGCTCAATCGCAAGCTGATCATGTGCCACATGATTGCCGACACCGAAGAAGAACTGCGCATCATGGCCGGTCGCATCGGTGTAGCTAGGCGCTGGTATCAGGGCGACCATTACGACATCTGCCAATCCAAGCGCGTCCTTGCCGTTCAATACGGGGCCAAGGAAGTATCACAAAGGCAATTGGGGATGATATCGTTCAACAAGAAGAGGGTTGCCAAGGGGCTGCCACCCATCACTCGAGACCAGTGGGCTGAAGAGAACGAGGTCAGGATATGACCAAGAAGGCCAAAAGGACGGATATCAAGCAAAGCGCAGCACAGCGCAGAACAGCCTTTGCCAATGCATATCTTGTTAATGGTCGAAATATCACGCAAGCCGCTATCAGCGCTGGTTACAGCAAAAAGACCGCACCACAACAAGGCTCAAGATTGTTAAATAATGTTCATGTAAAAAAAATAATCGAAGAAGCCAACAAGAAAGCTGGCGCATTGGCTGGTTTATCTGTCGAGCGCACGTTGCTGGAAGTTGCCCGCCTAGCCTATGCCGATCCGGGCAAACTATGGGATGAGGATGGCAACCTGATACCTATCCACCTACTTGATGCAGACACCCGGGCAACCATCGCATCGATCGAAGTGGATGAGGTATTCACCGGCAAAGGGGAAACGAAGACATTGGCCGGCCATCTGCGCAAGATCAAGCAACACGGCAAGGCACAGGCGCTGGACATGGCCATGAAATACCACCAGTTATACGTCGAACGCCACGAACACAAAGTTGAACATTCCTATGCTGAACGCCTCGCAAGAGCAAAGCAACGCATCAAAGGCTGAAGACCCCTTCGACGAAACACTCCGGATAATCGCCGAAAGCGAGTTTGACCCGCTTCATTACGTCATGTTTGCCTTCCCGTGGGGCGAGCCTGGGCCATTGGAGAATGAAACAGGCCCGGATGACTGGCAGATAGACATCCTGACCGCAATCAAGGATGCGCTGCAGGCAGGGATATTAGCACAGGAAGCCATGGCCACCGCCATCAGGGTGGCAATTGCATCAGGCCACGGCATCGGCAAGACAGCCCTGATTGCTTGGATTATCAAGTGGTTCATGGCTACCCGCCCATTCCCCCAAGTGGTTGTCACCGCATCAGGTGCCGCCCAGCTATCGAACAAGACTTGGCGCGAGCTGGCCAAGTGGCACAGGATGTCGATAGACGGGCACTGGTACACTTGGACCGCAACCAAGTATTATCACAACGAATACCCGGATACATGGTTTGCCGCAGCCGTGCCGTGGTCAGAGCATAATCCGGACGCCTTCGCCGGTACCCACGAAAAGCACGTACTGATCATTTATGATGAGGCGCAAGCCATTGCCGATTCGATATGGAGCGTTACCGAGGGTGCGATGACCACCAGCGGGGTGATCTGGCTGGCATTCGGCAACTATTCCAAGAACACTGGCCGCTTCCATGAATGCTTTGCGGGCAAGACGCGCGATCGGTGGATCCGCCGGCAAATAGACAGCCGCAATTGCAAGCATGCCAACCAGAAGCAGATTCAGGAGTGGATAGAGGATTACGGTGAGGACAGCGACTTCGTGCGCATCCGGGTGCGCGGGGTAGCACCGCGGTCTGGCTCCAACCAGTTCATTGGGCAGGACCTGGTGGACAAATGTTCAACCTACAAGGCCGAAGGGTACGAAACAGCGCCAAAGTTCCTGATATTGGACGTGGCAAGGTTCGGCAGCAACAAGTCAGTGGCCGGCACCAGGCAGGGGCGTAAGTGGCGCATCCTGAAGAAGTGGACAGAATTGGCAACCGACCAGCTGACCAACCGGTTCATTGAGTACATCGAAAGCGAACAGCCTGACGCCATCATCGTTGATGGTGATGGCATTGGTGGGGCGATAGTGGACAACCTGCGCAGACTTGGCCATGACAAGAAGGATGGCAAGAACATCCTGTTCGAATTCCATGGGTCAGTACCAGCCGATGACGAGAAGATGTATTACAATCGCCGGGCAGAGTGCTGGGGTTGGATGCGTGATGCCATGGGACTTGGGGTAGAGAAGCCAGAAGACCATGAACTCGACACTGATCTGACCGCACCCGAATACACATATGCCACAAAATCAGGGCATGATGTCATACTGTTGGAAAGCAAGAAGGACATGCAGGCCCGCGGTATAGCCAGCCCAGACAATGCTGACGTGTTCGCGATGAGCTATTCGGTCAAGATGGCCAAGAAGATACCGAAGAAGCAATCCTCTGGTGGGACTGGACAAACTTCATGGATGGTGGATTGACATGCCCAAGATGATCACTTGGATCGACCGGACCTTCTACAGCATCGCGCATGACTGCGACGTAGCGCGCGTCTCCGGGTTCGATGACAAACATCTTGAATACTGGATTGAAATACCCACCGGCAAGGGGTATGCTAAACGCCGTGAAGAAGCATTGTTGAAAATTCACGGAATCGATCGAGGATGGCGATCTACCAGGAGAAGTGAAATGTACTATTACATCAAAGTGAGATTATCTGAAGCAGAACGCATCGACTTGTGGGCTGGTGCCACCAAGCGGATACGCATCTTGAAGTGCCATTAAGTGAGAGCCAACACCGTCCGTATCGAAACCAAGCGCGAGAAGTGTGACAGGCTCAAGCGGTACTGGCAAACACTTAGGCACATCGTGGCGCGAAGGAGAGCGATTTGACCTGCATCGCATGGGATGGGAAAACGCTGGCCGCGGATAAGCGCATAGTGAATAATGGACTGCAACGCACCACCACTAAGATACGGCGCATCGGTGACTTGTTGTGCGGCGCGTGTGGTGATGGGGCAACCATGGAAGAAATGTTCGCGTGGGTAGAACGCGGGCGCAAGCCAGAAGAATACCCAGCAGTCATGCGCAACAAGGATGACAACTCGTCTATCATGGTGATCGAGAGCGGCAAGTTCTTTCTGTACGGGTATTCACCTTATCCAACACGATACGAGGACAATCACTATGCGATGGGCTCTGGACGCGACTATGCGCTCGCCGCAATGCACTTAGGGAAGACCGCCAAGGGAAGCTGTCGAGATAGCCAGCCTGCTCGAGCGTCGAGCACAAGCGTGAGACCGTGCTCTTGTGCAGGTCGACCATGCGCGCGATCTCGTTCACCCCGAGTC